CAACATCTGTCTGTGGTGTTCTAATCTGTGCAGTACCCTTACCAATTTTAGGGAATTTTACAGTTGAACCCTCAACATTTGTACGCATCCTAACACTATCTCTTAATACTGCATCACCTTGATAAGCCTGTTTTACTTCAGCCTCAAACAAAGTAATAAATGCAGATGATAGTCCTGTACTCATTTGTACTCCTTGTTTAAAATTAATATAAAACTAATCGCCTATCGGTTATTGAAAAAATTCAGCCTTGGCTACAAGATTCCGCTCTTGCAACGATTCATTTCTGAATAGCCAAACTCGCCCTGAATAGGGTTATGAGTTAATATTATATTTATAACTCTTTTTTAAGAAAAATTCAAATTTATTTTATAGCTTTCCAGCTCTCTCTAATTCTTCTAAATCTCTCTCAACTTGTTTTCTAAATGCTACATCATCTTTATAACGAGGGTCAGCGACTCTTGACAGAACCTCCTCTTTAGCTAAACCACCATCAGAAACATTGACAGTAGGTATTTCTCTCTCACCCATCAATCCTCTAAATTTATTTAACAATCGTTGACCAGAGGCTGTGCCACCCCATATCTCAAGTTCACTATAATCTTGTTCCGATAATACACCTTTAGAAACTAAACCCCTTCCCCATTTAATATTAGAGCTTACAATGTTGTCTGCATTTTCACCAAGTTTTTCTTTTTCTTCTTTAATATGGATTGTTTCTTGTTCTTGTTGTTCAACACCCATTTCTCCTATTTTAGATACTATTTGGTCAAAAGCAGTTTGTGAAATATTATTTTCTTTCGCCCAATCCTTGAATGTATCTAATACAGGGTCACCTTCAGTAAAACCAAGTTCTTTTGATTTATCTAAAGAATACTCTTTCGGTGCTTTAAAATCCCCATTATGAAATTTTTTTTCAAGTTCACCATAGGCTTTAGCTAAACCTTCTACATCAGGTCCATCCTTTTCATCCCAAAATTTTTCTGGAAAAGTATCTGGTCTAACAAACTCAAGATTTTCTAAATCCTCACCCTCAAGAACTTCTTCTTGTTTTCCTGTTGACATACCATCATCAGATACCTCTTTAGTATCTTCCTGTGGCTGTGACATTAATCCTTTATCTTCTACAGGTTGTTGTTCTTCCTGTTGATTTTCTTGTTCAGTATTTTCATTTTCGTTCATAAGTTGCCCTCTTCATTTTAATTATTATTTCTCTTATTATAGTGTTCTGACCATCTCTAAAATATCCAAAACTTGAATCATACCCAGGAGTCCAAGTCGGTGTATCCAGATATGTTTTTTTAAGATGTATCAGTAATTTTTTCCCATCGGTAGATGAAAAAACTCGTTGATATAGTTTATCTAATTCTGTTGGTTCAATAGTTTGATTAGGATTAGGTGTTGCATCTAAACCTTCCCAACCAGGACTATTTATGTTTTGTGTTTCTTGATTTGTTGCTTTCATTTTTTTTTGCCCTCTTATAAATTTTTGAATCGTATCCCCCATAGTTAAAATTCATTATTGCTCCTCTTGCGGTGGTGGTGGTTGTGCTTGTTGTTGCTGAGCCATCATCTGAGCTTGTTCTGCCATGACCTGTTGCATCTGCATCCTCTCTTCCATAGTCGTTCTAATGTTTGCTGGAATACCCATAGCATCCGCCACAAAGTCAGCAACCTCCTCAAGTTTTACTGTCATCTGACCTGTCGGTCCTAACTGACTAGCTATCTGTGCGTACTGCATAACTTGGTTAACTTTAGCCATATTGGTTGCCATAGCAATTTCGCCGATTGGCTGTATCTTAACTTGCAGACCATTTACTTTCAATGGTAACTGAATAATACCTAAAGTATCCATGACCTCTAATGTTCTTCTCACAACAGGATACATTGTTTCATTTATTAACCTACCATAGGCTGCACCAAGATTCTGCGAAAGTTCTTTCATTCTTTGTGATACTTCTAAGGCTGTTCTCGCTGACATATTGTCAGGTGGTAATGATTCATCCAACATAATTTTTTTTATGTTCACTCTTAAATCATTCGCAACAATCTGTGATAACTGTGGGTCACCACTTCTCGGTAATGGTTGTAAGTCAGCTCCTCTAGGACCACCATTAGAATTTACAGGAATGATTGCACCAGGAACAAGATTTATAGAACCTGGATTAATTACACCAGAATCAACAGCAGTATACACTCCTGCAATAGTGAGTGAAGCATTTTTAAGAGTTAATTCTAAAACTCTGTTTAGTGTTTTTATATCTGGTAACGCAGTTAGAACAGGTCCTCTACCATATCTTTCGTTAGCTGCTTTCATGTAACGAGCAATAATCCAAGGAAAAGATTTTAATCGTCTATAAACTAACTCATTCTTTCCGCTATGGTCAACAATCTGATAATGATAATCTCCTGTTTCTTTGTCGTAATATGTTCCCTCAATAAGTTTTACTGTTTCGTTTTCTCTACCTTCAAAACTGTTTTTCATATCTTGCGGTATTTTTATATCAGGAAACTCTTGGTCAAGAACACCAAAAGGCTTTCGCATTTGTCTATATACTTTATCTACTGTTCCGAATGGTCCTTCCTCAAAGGTAACTAAAAAAGTCGGTACAGCCGTATATCGTATAGGTGTTATTTCATCTCCAGGTTGTACCAACATTACCGCTGTACCAATCGCTAGTTCTAAAAGAAACTCGCCCATTGCCTGGTCAAAGTTAGATTGTCGCATAACATCAAACATTTTGTTTTGATAACTGTCTAATACTTGTTGTGTTTCTATTTGTCTTTCTTCTGGTATTTCAGAACCAGGAACTAAACGACACCATTGCGTAGCTGGAGGAAACAATCCTGATTGCATTTTGTTTGCAAATTTTTGTGTGGAGTCTATGGCTGTTGAATCAAACACCCTTGACATTTTATCTTGCCCTGGAGTATCTGATTCATAATATCCATCGTAGAGATTCCTCATTGGCAGGGCATATCTGTAGGCATCTTCGTAAATAGACCTCCAATTATCCTTGTGACTATTTGTAAGTTCGTATTTTTTTTTTAATTGTTCTGGTCTAAGTTTTGCCATTATACTGACCTTCTTTTCATAAGTGTTCTTCTTTTAACAGTTGGTTGTCTAATGGTATTTTGTGGGGATTGACTAAAAACAACAGCACCTGATTTAACTTTACTTTTAACATCATTCTTAAAATTTTCAAAAAGTTTTTTATAATTAGAACCACCATTAGCAAGTAGAATAACTTTACCTAAAGGCATTTTTTCATAAAGCATTCTCAAACCTTTGTCAGCTTTTTTTATATAATTATCGTATGAATCTTTAATTATCTTTGCCATTATTTGCCTACCTCTTTCATAGCTTTTTTGTGAGCTTTAGTAAAGGACATTCCTTTTTTCATAAGAAACCTCATAGTCCTCATGTGCTTTTTTGTATGATGCACTTTGTGTTTATTTAATGTTTTGTTTTCTTGTTTTGTAATAGTCATTATGATTTCTTATTTTTGTTAGCAAAGTTACGAGCTGACTCTACACTTCTAAATCCCCAAGCTCGTAAAGCCAAAGCCTTTCTAGTCGGAGTACCATCAGGATTTTTCATTGGTCCTTTCATTCCAGCAAACCGAGCTGCAAAACTTACTCGTCTAGGATTCGTTCCTGTTTTTACAGGTGGCTTTAAATTTGACCCTTCTTTTCTTTTAAAAAAATCTCTGCCTTTTTGTGTTAGACCGCCTCTAGGATTTTTATGTTCTTTTCTCATAATTATTCATTATAAGTTTTTTATGCTTTACTTTTTTTAGCAAATTTCATTTTAGATTCGTTTACAGACATTTTCATCTTACCACCTGTTAGTTTGGCAAAGGCTTTAGCCTGGTCTAATCCAGATTTATTATAACTAAATGATTTGCTTTTCATACCATCTTTAGTTTTATACATTACCTGGGGCATCTTCTTCTCTCCTTTTTTTTGGATTTCTAATATATTTTTTCATTAAGCTCTCGGATTACGACTTGGACCTAATGTGCTTTGGCTATCCTCCTCTGGTGTTCTACCAATGAAAGCGGTCATCAAACCTTGAGAACCTCTTCTCACTCGTTTACGAGCAGCAATTTCTCTTGATTCTCTTGCCTTTGTTTCTTCAGCTAACTTCTCTCTTCTAGCAATAGCATCAAGCTCGGCTTGGCTAGGACCAGGTGGAGGAGCTGGTGCTTTTGGTGTTGAAAATATACCACCCATATTTTACTCCTTTTCTTTTGTTTTAAACAAACGACTCATAATATAAAAGTCTGATTTGTCTGGACCATACTCTCGTAATAATCCTTCCTCAGTAAAGTAACACTTTTTTGCCCACTTGTATGCTAGACAATTTTGTCTATTAACATTTATCTGTAATCTATGTATATTTAATTTCTCTGCAACATACTCAAAAAATTTTAAACTTGATTTATGAAATACAAATTTATTTTTGGTGAGGTTAGAACAAGGCACTAACCATGCCTCATATACTCCTTCCCATAGGGGTATAACTCCAAAACAACAAACAATATCTCGGTGACACATTCCAGAAAAAGATAACCCCTCCACAGGATATGTTTTGATGCGGTCATCATAATCTATAAAACTATTAATTAAATCATTATCAGCTTTTCTAATATCCATAATTTTTAAATGTGTATAATGAAAAGGTACAACTCTATGATTAACTCCATCTAAACCAAAAATAATATTTAAATCATTATAACTAACTTTCATTTATTCATTTTCCTAATGTTGCGAATATGAGTAATAATCATACAGATGCAAAGAAAGTATAAAGTTTTATGGTCATTGATGTAAGTAAACAACACCCACCAAAATTGTGAGAATAAACCAAAATATCCAGAATATTTCCAACCATTACCATACAAATAGATAGAGGCTATAGCTGTAAATGTAGCAACGGATTCTACTAACAAGTACATCATTTCAATGGGTCAAAATCTATTTTTGCAACAAGCGGTTTTAATTGTTGTCGGTTACCTTTTGTCATTCGCCTATGTTCTCCTCCTCCAAGTAAACAATATCCAGCAGCATCACCAATATGCGAATGTTCATTTTTATTCGGTGTATCTCTAAATCGTTCCTGACCAGCTCCAATAGCTACTCGTTTAAAATGATAACCACCGCTTAATGATTTTCTTAATCTTACACATTTTCTATCCACCCTAAATCCTGGCTTGTTATCTATAAGCCTAGACATCGGCATTGCTAATGCTTCTCGTCTGGTTCTAAAATCATTTGTCGCAGTAGGTTTGGCAAAGAGTCCATGTACATTTTTTAAATGGTCAAAACTCGTATTCTCAAATATCTGGTCGCGTTGCATACCAGCTGGGTCACCCCAGATTGATAATTCATGTTTGGGAAAATATCTATTTATATCCTCTTTTAGTAAAGTACAGAATCGTTCTAATCCCATATCAAAAGTTACAAGTTCATGTAAAACATTCCATACACCCTTCGGAGTTCTCTGGGCAAATACAGCTGCTGGTGTCAATCCAAAGTCAAGTCCTATCTGTATCGGTTCACCATCCAATACCTGACAATCATCAACCATACTCGCATCGTCATACTCACTCCATACAGGTTTACCTTCTTGAACATAAGTAAATTTACCTTCAGCATAACACCGAATCCAATCAAGATTCTTACCACCCAACAGCTGTTCGTAATATCCAACAGGTAAGTTATTTAAATTTTCTGCTTTATCATTTGTTTTCCACCACTTACCAGCTGCAAATACATAGCCTTGAGCTTCAGGCATTTCATCAGGTACATCCTTCGCCTCAAAAACACCAGGCGGTTGGCGAAAAAATTTCCAAGCAAAACGACCTTTCGGTGGTTCTTTTTCGGATAATCTATAAATCCAATGGTCATCATCGCATGGGTTAGTATCAAGTATAACACCTCTCCAAGTAGGACCACCATCTTCCTTAACAGGATACCTGCCTACCCTATGAGTCAAACCATCCACTATTGATTTTGGTAACTCCCTCGCCTCGTTTATCCATCCTCCTGTAACTTCTAAAGATAATAACTTGCGGACATCCTTGGGCTGGTCTAAAGCTAAAAAAATTACTTCCAGGTCTATACCAGCTGCTCCTTCTCTACTCGGTAATTTTATATGATGTGTGATTGGTGGCGAATGGCGAACAGCTCCGTAGATATGTTCAGGAAACAATTCTAACCAAGTTTTTAAAGTTGTGGTTTTTAACATAGGATACGAGTTCCTAACAATAACAAACCGAGAATATTTTATGCCATCTCTTTTGCTTGGTTTTTGTTGTATAGCTCGTTTAAAAATTTCTGCACAACACGCATAGGATTTCCCAGAACCTACAGGACCAACCATGCCT